GGTGTTGGCTGATAAGGACCGCTTGGGGCTGATGCCTAAGTGGAACCGAAATTACGAGCTCGCTCGGAACAAGCACTGGAAGCAGAAGAGCGAAAAGGTTCCGCTGATCACGGCCAATGTGCTCTTTACCCACCGCCAGCGCACCGTCAATATGCTGACGGACAATAACCCGACCTTTAACGTCACCAGGGTCGGCACTATCGAGGCCGACAAAGAAGAGGCATACGAGAAATATCGCAGGGCGGCCGAGTTTTGGTGGGGGGAGCAGGAACAGCAGTCCCTACTTGAAAAATCGGTCTTAAACGGCGAGACCTATAGTTGCACCGTGGAAAAGCTCATGTTCAATGCCGAGCGCGAGTATGGGCTTGGAGAGGTAGAGACCATCATCGTCGATCCCTACTATTTCGGCTTTTATCCGGTGCGGTGCGAAGACATACAGAAGGCCGAGGCCGTGCTTTATTTCCGGCCCATGAGTGTCAGGGAGGCGAGGCGCCGGTGGCCTGCAAAGGCCAAGGAGATCAGGGCCGATTCCGATTATCTTGATCAGCTCGGGGATGCTAGGCGCGAGGTACAGGGCGGCAGACCGAGCGAGCCGGCAGGATATTTCTCTACCTTTGCCGGCATCGTGAGAAAGTTTATCGATGTCGTCCGCGGCAAGAGCGGGAAGGTGGATGATGAACTCCTGATAGTCGAGGCCTGGGTCAAGGACTATACGATGGAGCCAAATCCTGCGTATCAAGAATCCGCAGAAGAACCTGTTCAGGCAGAAGTATCCTCCCTATCGGACAAAAATATAATTGAGGGGATGCCGCAAAGCGGCACCCCAGAAGAAGGGGTTCAGCCTCCGGAAACGGTACCTTCCGAGGCAGAGAAAAAGGCACCGTCGGAACCAAAATTTATTCCCAAATATGTAGGATACATCCGCTGTGTCACCTGTTGCAACGGTGGTGAGGTGGTGCTGGATGACCGATCGAACCCTTCCATTAACCCCAATCTGCCGCTTGAGCAGGCCATCAATACCTATCTTTATGACAAATATCCCTTCAGCCTGACTCCGTCGGTAACGGACAACGTCATAGCTTGGGGGGTAAGCGATTACGAACAACTTGAGGGTCTGCAAATAGAGATCGACAAGACCCTCTCCCAGTTCACGCTGTGGAAGGACAAGGCCTCGAGACTCAAGATCATAAACCCCCAGAATTCCGGGGTTGAGAACAGCGAGATCACGAACTATCCCACCATCATCAGACCGACGAACGAGATGGTGGCGCAGGGTATCCGCTATATGGACCCGCCGGTGCCGCCCGTAGACCTGCAGAACTCCCTGACTGTGTATAAGGACTGGTTTTACCTTGTTTCCGGGGCCTTTGAGCTGGAGCAGGCCCAGGTGCCGGGGAGAGAGGTGATTGCGTACAAGGCCATTGCGGCGCTGCTTGAGCGGGCCACGCTGATGCTCAAAGGCAAGATCCGGAACTATAGCAAGATGATCAGAGAGCGCGGGCGCATGTACATATCCCTGGCGCAGAACTGGTACACGGAAGAACGCTGGATCAGCTACGACGAGGATGGCGAGAGCAAGAGCTTATCTATCCGGGGCGAGGAGTTGATTATACATGCGAAATTGACCGTAGTCTCCGGGTCCACCATGCCGAAATCCAAGGTCCAGGAGCGGGAAGAGGCTATTGCCCTGGCCAAGGACGGCAAGATAGACAACGAGGAGTTGCTGAAAAAGCTGGATTGGCCGAACTGGAAGGAAGTGGTCAAGCGCATGCAGGCAGGGCCATTGGGCGCGTTTATCGAGAAATTGGCAGCCATACAGGTACCGCAGCCTATTTTGGCCCTCTTTCAGCAGATAGCAGGCATGGATGACAAGAAATTTGCACAGGGGCTTAAAGCAGGCGAGATTCCCGATTTCACCTCCCTTCTCACCTCCCTAGCAGGGGGCGGGACAGCACCGTCCCCTGCACCCTCCATTACGGAGGAGGCGGAGGCAAAGCTCAAAGAGGCAGAGACAAAGAAGGTGGAAATGGAAACCAAGCTCGTCGAAGAGCAGATTATGACCGAGCAGGTCGAGCAGGAGGTGGCCATGTGGGGGATCCACTATGACAGCGAGGAATTGAAGAACAGGAGGGCCGAGGTCGTGGCCAAGATCGAGCAGGCCACGGGCAAGGAGGCGGGGGTGCCGTCGGGGAAGAAGAGGGGGACGAGGCCTTTTAGGGAGAGGGGGATGAAGAGCGATAATCAGAAGAAAAAGGAATAGCCCACACTCGTCGCCAGCGGGGTGGCGAACTCGTGGGGTCGCATCATTCATAATTTTACACTGAGGTGTGGGAGAAAAAGAATTATGAACCTTGTAGACATGAAGAGACCGAAGAAGTCAAAGGAAGAGGCCAAGGTAACAGAGGGGCCAGTTGGCGTGGAAGAGCGTTATCCTTGGGGCCTACGCCTGACCCTGGAGAAGGAAGAGCTGGCAAAGCTCGGGCTTAAACCTGCTGATCTTGCCATCGGCAGCAAGTGCGCTATCCAATGCGAGGGCGAGGTTGTGGGGCTCAGGGAATCGGCATCCAAGGAGCCGGAGCGCGAGCAAAAGAGCGTCGAGATCCAGATTGTGAAGATGGCAATCGGTGGCGGGAAGAAAGGGGCGTTTCAGGAGTACAGCGAGGAGAAAAAGAAAGGACCAGGAAGATAATATGGCAGTACCAGAAGAGATGATGAAAGCAAGAAATCAACTAGAGAGAAAGATCCAATCAGTAATAAATAAATTTGAAAAAAAATATCCTCTTTTTGAGGTCTTATACGTTGATATCCTCGTGGAGGATATGGAAGATGGGGACGATAAAACACCAATAATTGAAGTTGGCATACAGAAAAGGGATAAAACTTAATGCCACTTTATGACTACGAATGTCAGGTCTGCGGTCATACCGAGGAGCATTTTGTTGAACCTCAGGAGGAGGTCTTGACCTGCAGCAAGTGCGGGGCTGAGGCCAAGCGCATTTTCAGCGCCGGCCACCATCATCCCAATGAGGATGCGGAGTGGATCAGGTCCGTGCTGGAGGTCGTGGACAAGGAGGGGGGAAGGGCGGCGCAGGAGTTTTTGAAGCGTCCTACCCGCACCAATTACCAGAACTGGATGAAAGAGACGGGCTTGCGGCATTTGGAGCCGGGGGAGAAGCCGAGGAGGCCACAGGAGCCGGATTTGAAGCGGATAACAAGAGAGGTGGCGGATAAAGATGCGAGAAGAAGAAGGATAGAACTATGAGGAATAGCCCACACTCGCCCATTGGGGGCTCGTGGGGACATCACAGTCTGAATTTTACACCAAGGTGGAAGTGAGGTTACGCAAATGCCGGAACGGTTGAGGAAGGTCAATGGCAAGTATCAAGTCTACAATGCTGATACCAGGGAGATTCACGCCAAAGGGACCAGCAAGAAGAAGGCGATAAAGCAGATACGCTTTCTGCGTGGTCTTAAGCATGGCATGATACCGAGGAAGCAGTGACGCCGGAAACGGTCGAGCAAATCTGCGCAAGCGTGAAAAAAGCGCTGGCGGAGCACATAAAGGACTTGACAACGCAGAAGCAGACTGGTATATTCAGCGTTAATGTGGTATTTATCGTCCATGAAGGCGGTATTAGGTCGATTAAGAAGCAGACGAGCTGGGAGGAGTCTATGAAATGAGAAAAGCGTGCGTCTGATATAGCGGATTCTTAATCAGCCCGTAAAAGGATTTTGATTGAGCCCGATTTTGGGATTGTCCCAGAATCGGGCTTTTCTATTTACGGTGCACCCACGCTCCTGGCATAGGGCCAGTCGTGTCCCGCTCCTTACTTTAGAGTTTCGGACAGCGGGATCCCGCAAGGCGGGAGGGTCATGTCAATCTGATTTTTGCACTATTGTGCAAGAGAGGTTAATAAAATGGCAAAAGAAGAGACGCTAAATAATGCCGGCACACCAGCCGAAGGCGGGGAACCGTCAACCCAGCAACACTTAAATCAAGATCTCAAAGAGACCGTCATTGCCCGTCCGGCTGCGGAGCCGCCAAAAACCGACGAGGAAAAGGGCAAAGAGGCGGAGGCAGCAAAGGCCGCTGCGGAAAAGGCAGAGGCGGATAAGAAGGCCGAGGAAGAGAAAAAGGCAGCAGAGGAGAAACAGGCCCAGGAAGCCAAGGAGCGGGAGGAAGAGGAGAAACGGCAGAAGGATTTCGACAGCCGCCTTGATAAGCATCCCCGCTTTAAGGAACTGACCGGGAAAAACAGGGACCTCAGAAAGGCCAATGAGGAGCTGAGGCAGAACCAGACGATACTCCAGGCCAAGATCGAGACCCTGGAAAAGGTTAGGGGGCCTGAGGATAAGGGCCGGACGCGGGATTATGTCGATGTCAGCGGATTATCGGCTGATGAGATCAAGGAGAAGCTCGAAGACGATCCCAAGGGCTTTCTGGCCAATTTGACTAGGCAGATCCGGGCCGAGGTTACGGAGGAGCTTGAGGGAAAGTTCGCGGGCAAGATCGAGACCTCACTCAAGGGCCTTACCCAAGAGGAGAGAAACCGCGCGATCGGGGAATTTTACAATGATTTTGCCGAAAAACACCCCGATTTCAACGAGCTTTTCGATAGCGGCGCCATCGAGAAGTTGATGGATGAAAAGCCCTATCATACCCCTCTTTCTGCCTATCACGAGCTCACTAGGGCCGCAGAGGCGGCCAAGGTGCCGACCGAGGCCGATATCCAGAAGAAAATAGACGAGGCCGTGAAAACGGCCGTGGCAACCGCTGTCAAGGAAACAGAGCAGCGGATGATAACGCAGTTCAAGACCAAGGGCAAGGCCATGACCATGGGGGACACAGGCGCGGCCCGGGTTGCACAGGCTCCCGATGAGGAGCTGAAAGACACCAAGAAAGGGGGCGGCACGGTCGCCGTCTTGACTGAACGCTCGTTAAGGCGAGAGCAAGCCGCGACAGGCGGCTAGTGTCGAAGCCTCTTAATACCAAGGAGGAATTAAGAAATGGCACTCACGTTTGAAGAACTCGAAAGCGTAACCAACGATTATTTCATGGCCGACGATGGGAAGGCCGTGGATATCTATTTTAACACCTCGTTCCTGCTCAATTACCTCTTGGAGCAGCAAAAGGGCATCTGGAAGCGCCCCGATGGCGGGCGGCTGATCAGAGTCCCGCTGGAGTATGACGGACAGGAGGCCGGGTTCTACGCTAGGGGCGATACTGTTTCCAGCGATGACCGCGAGAGCGTCAATGCGGCCTATTTCAACTGGAAACATGCCTATGGCAACGCCACGATCTACCGCGTTGATGAGTTGGAAAATGCGGGCAGATATGCCGAGATCGAGTTGGCTGTGCAGCGCGTGGCCGGGGCCCAAAAATCCATCACCAAGCTGTTGGCAGGCAGTATCTATGATTTGCCTGGGGGCGATGCCAACCGCCTCACCGGTCTCAGAGCCTGCTGCAATGAGAGTACGGGCGTGTCCTACGGCGGGCTGGCTGAGACAGACGTAGTGGCCAATGACGGGACTATGCCGTGGGAAGGCAAAATGACGAGCACCACGGAGAAGATCTCGCTCGATGTCGTCCGCGACATGGCCACCGCGGCCAAACTGAGGGACGGCGAGAAAGGCAAGCCCGACCTGATGACGATGCCGGAGGCACTTTGGAACGTCATCGCCAGCATTCTCCAGGTCCAGCAGCGCTTTACCGAGGGCAAGGAGACAGCCAAGGCTGGCTTTACCGGGCTTTATTTTGAAGGGAAGGATATCTTCCCCGATGACTATTGCCCGAGCGGCAATGCCTTTTCCCTCAATTCCAACCATATCGGCTTTGCCGTACACAAGAAGGGATACTTCATGCGCGGGCCATGGCGGGTCATCCCGGATTCGCCCGAAGACCGCTCGATGAAGATCTACTTCGACGGCAATATGGTGGTCAATAACAGGAAGGCCCATATCGGGCATTCGAACCTTTCGTAACCCATTACCCGGCCCACTAAGCCCTCAGGAAGCGAGGCGGGGCCGGGATTGAGCTTCCAAGGAGCGTTTGTAAATGACCAGTCCGCAGAAGAAGGCAGGTTTTAGGCAGGGGATCTATGAGATATCCAGCACCTGCAAGGAAGTCGTGGGCATGCTGAGGGTGCTGCAGGACGGCAGGAAGTACCGCTATGCCAAGGCCGGAAGCACGGCCCTGGTAGCGGGCAAGATGAGCCATGCCGCGCAGTCTTCGGCATATCACATCAATGAGGCCATATTGGCCGCAGTAGCGGTGGGGGCATATCAACTGTCCCTGACCGTGACAGCCGGGGCAGCCTTGGCCGCGAACCAGCTCAGAGGCGGCTATCTCACCATCAACGCCGGCACCGGCGCTGGACACCAGTATGAGATCGACGGCAACACCGCCATAACTGCCTCCGAGACCGCGATCTATGTATCGCTGAAGGATCCGATCAGGGTGGCCTTGGACACCACGTCCAAGTTCAATCTCTTGCACAGCCCCTGGTATGGAACCGACGAGTCGGCAGATGGCGAGAACTTTGCCACGGGTGTCGCACCTATGGCCGTGACGGCCTCATATTACTACTGGGCGCAGACCGGCGGGCCGGCAGTGTGCTTGATCTATGGCACCCCGGCAGTGGGCAGCAACCTCATCCTCAGCACCAACCTCGAAGGAGCGCTGGATGTCATCAACACCACGGTTGATGTCGATGTCCCGATTGTCGGCTACACAACCCATGTGGCAGGAGTCAACGGCGAATACTACCCCGTGTTCCTGAAGATCGACTAGGAGGTGCCCCATGGCCTTAACGATATCAAACATTAAGTTCGATGTGTGGGGCACCAAACGCGTGTCGATGTTCGACCTCGCCTTTGACAGCAGTTATCCCGCCGGCGGGGAATCGCTTTTGCCTGCCGATGCGAGGATGGGCGGGGTCGACAAGGTGCTCATCGAACCCAAGAACGGCATCGCCTTCGAGTACGACCTCACCAACCAGAAGGTCAAGGCCTTTATGGCTGCACCGCCTATTGTGTGGGAAGAGCAGCAGACCATAGCGGCCAATGCCATCACCCTTAACTATCCCGCTGCCTATATCTTTTACGTGGCTACGGCGGACGGCAACATCGCCATCACCGACCCGGCTGCGACCCTGGCAGCTAACCAGTGCAAGCCTACGGCGGCCTTTGCCGCGGGGGTGCGCTCGGGCCTGACCTTTCATTCGGGGTTGAGCGGCACCGTCTATGTGGGCTATATCACCCAGGCCTGGAAAGAGGTCTGGGACAATCTGGTGCAGAGCGAGACCCAGGCAACGGCAGCCCATGTGGCGACGCTGACCAATCAGGCCATCGCCATCCAGTCCATCAGGGCCGTCGGAGGCACGGGTACCAACGCCAGCTTGATGCTCGACAAGGACGATACCGTGGCAACGCTCGAGGCCACCGTCAATATGACCTCGACGACAAAGACCTTGACGTTCTTTGCCACGGATGCAATTACCTCGTGCATCGTCACCTATATCAAGAAACCGGCATCCGGGTTTTTGTTGGATCGGTTCGTTGCCGAAGAGGCATTGACGGCGGCCACGAACGTCCTCACCCCTGCCTATCCGCTGTTGATTTGGGGGTATGGCGGGCAGGTACCTGAAAACGGCCAAGTGACCGAGGTTATGATCAATATAGCCGGCAGCCAGGGCGCGGGCGAAGCAAAACTGGCTTTTAACACTGGCGAGGTCAAGATCGCAGGCCACTCCATCACCACGGGCACGGGTATGTACGTCTGGGGCCGTCCGGAGGAGATCCCGGGTATTGTGCCCCTGGAGTGCCGCAACGGGGTGGATCTCTCCGCCATTACCGGTGTCAAGGTAACGATGATAGGCAGGTAATGGCCATTGCAACTGCCCAGGAACTATACAACGAAGCCAAGGAGATCGTCCAAGATCCATCGTATGAGTTCGACGATTACCTAGCTGAGTTCAATAATTGTCTCAAGGAGCTCTCGGGGAGCAAAGAGTTCTTGCTCCCCGAGCTTGAGACCGAAGCCGATGTGCTGGTAGGCAAGGCCAGCATTACGGCATCCACTATTTCTTTCGTCGCTTTAACCCATACCATAGCCGATTCCGGCAAGGCCCTGATCAGCTCCGGCTTTCATGTCGGGGATACCATTACCATTACCGGCGCAGGGGAGTCTGGCAACACCCAGGCAACGACGATCTCGAGCATGGCCAGTGACGGGTCGACCATGGTCGTGGCGGGGACACTTACCAACGAGAATGCCGGAGAGGAGATAACGATCGAGAACGATTCTCCGAACAATATCCCCCTGCCGTCGAACTATTCCCGCAAACTCTTCCGGTGCTGGAGTGTGACCAACACCAGGCGGCCGAAAGTCTATGCGAGTTGGCGGCTGCTCCTGCGCAATTTTTCCTATATCGACCAGTCCGGAAGTGTGCTGGCAGTGGCTGTACGTGGCAGCAGGCTCATGTATCAGCGCATACCCCAGACCATAGAGAGCCTGACCATTTACTATTACAAAAAGGCGACGATGCTGACGGGGCCGAGTAGCCAGCCCGATTGCCTACCCGAGGAGTTGGTGAAACCGCTCCTGATCAACTACGCCTGCAAGAAGATGTTTGCGCAGATCGAGGATGGGGTCGAGGGGCAGAAGATCAATACCGATAAGCATGAAGGGCTCTATAAAGATGCCGTTGCCGATCTCAAGGCCTTTATCGGAGACGAAGGCAGAGAACCCCAGGACATCCCGGACGAGACCAACCTGGAGGCGTATCTCTGTGGGTAAACCCGTTACCATATTCAGCGGCACGACCGGACTCAATAACGTTATCGACCCCAAACGCCTGTTTTTCGACCCGGAGACGGGAATGCAGGAACTGGCTGCGGCCTATAACGTCGACATTGATGACACGGGCAGGGTGAGCCGGAGAAAGGGAGTTACACAGGGCCTGGCCGTGGCTACCCATAGCCTGTTTTCGTGGGGAGGTTCATACGGCCTCTGTGTGATGGGCAATGCGCTGGAGATATTGGATGCCGATCTTACCTATACCCCGATCAGGAACGTGACCAGGGGCGCGCGCATGAGTTATGACGAGGCTGCGGGGGTGGTCTACTACTGCAACGGCCATGAAAAGGGGTTGGTCAGGGACCGGCTGAGTTACGACTGGGAGGACCAGGATTACGTGGGGCCGGCAACCTATAAGGTCTTTACCGATCCGCCGATCGGGCATCTGGTTCATATCTGGAACGGCCGCGCACTGGTGGCGGTTGATGATTGTATTTGGTACTCGGAACCGTTTGCTTATGGGCGCTTTCGATTGGCGGCAAACTATATCCGGTTTTCTGGCCGAATGAGATTGATAAAAGGAGTACAAGGGGGTGTCTGGGCAGGTGATGACAAGGCTATTTACTTTCTCCCGGGCAATGATATGGCGAGTTTGGGGTTTGCCAAAAAGGCCGATTACCCTGCCATCGAAGGCACAGACAAGATGATAGAGGGGTCGAAAATAGGAAACGGCGAGCTCCAAGACCGATGCGTGGTATTTGCCTCGACCAAAGGCATCTGCATCGG